TAGATTTTGTAGAGATTTCAGATACTTACATTCGTGTTGGTGCTTTAGCGCCTAGTTATGGTACAAAGATGATTGCAAGTTTTTCTAACTACGGTCTTAAAAATGTAGATGTATTTGCTCCAGGAGTACAAATTTATTCTACAATACCTAGTGATGAGTATGCACAAAAAAGTGGAACGTCGATGGCGGCACCATCGGCAGCAGGAGTTGCAGCATTAGTACGATCCTATTATCCACAGTTATCAGCATCTCAGGTAAAACATATTTTGATGAATTCTGGTACTAAAATCAATTTCAATGTGATTAAACATTACATACCGAGTTCAAGTTTAGCAATGATGTACTCTTTAACAAGACCACTTCTACAGATATCTTCTGCATTGAATTCAATTGTATCAAAGGATGGCATATTAGTCAAGATACGCATGAAGTCTGCGATACCATTTCTCTCATTCTGTTTGGTCAAGTCGGACTGAGTTGCATCACCACAGAACATGATCTTAGAATTCTCACCGATACGAGTGATCATGGAGTCAAGTTCGTGGAAGTTTAAGTTCTGGAACTCATCAACAATCACAATCACATTATCCAGTGTGGTACCACGAATGAATGATGTGGACCAGAAAGAAATAGTTCCCTGTGCCTTAAGGTTGTTGTACAACATCTCAAAAGAAGCATCATCAGGCATCTCGAACATGTACTTAACCATGTTCTTGTATGGAATCTGATACAAAGAAGACTTGTCCTCATGGTCACCAGGGAGGAAACCAATCTCTCTGGTCGGTACAAGAGACCTGACGATGTAGATCTTCTCGTAGGGTGACTTAGGGTCTAAGACATCCAGAAGGGCATTGTAGAGGGTGATAAAGGTCTTACCTGTACCAGCACACCCGTAGGCAACTAAGTTCTGTTGTTCCTTATACTTCTCAAAGAAAACTTCTTGGTTCTCTGTGATTGGTTCTACCTTCTTGATATAGTCAAGATTGATTGGTTTCTTTCTCTTCATTACCCTATTGCTCATACCAAATGGAACTGGGTTAGTAGTTCCGACACCTGTCTTTTTCTTTGCTGGCATAAAATTAATCGTAGTGTTTGAGTGTTGAACCTGGTTGTTTCTTGGCTGCGCCAATCACATCTTTCCAACCTGGATGTTTGGTGTAGATCTTATTAAATGGGTCACCCATTTCAACACCCAAACAAGGAGCGTTGTCGGGGGTATAAAAACGTTCCCAGTCGGGATTGTCCTCACGCCATTGATCCCATGCATGAATACTCATCTGGATCTCTTTCTCTTCACCAGTCTTCTTATTTCTTACTGGATACGTTGCCAACTTATTTCTCCATTGTAATGTGTATATTTATTACCACTCCAGAGCCTCTGAAATGACAGGGAATTGCTCCTTGAAGATCTCCTTACAAGAGTTTGCAATGTCCATGTGTTCCTTCTGTGTACCATTGGCAGACCGAAGATCGATGTAATGAATCCAACTGCGAATTGAACCAGTCATATACATTTTGGTTGGTGTTGCCAACGGTAATACAAAGCGAGCACATTCTTTGGCGACTCCCGCATCCAACATTTGATTGTAAAGATTAGATGCGGAACTAAACAGAGTAACCATTTGACGTTCCAAACGGTCAACAACTTCAGGATCAAGATCGTCAATACTATTCTGACGATTCTTAACGTCTTGACGCCTCAGTTCGGGAAGTTCAATCTCAGTAGACAAGAGATTAGTACTTGCATATCGTTGAGAGAACTCTTGGAATGTAAACGAACGATGCCGCAAGACTTGAGCAGCAAGACCACGGGTAGTCTCAATCTCAAGAGTCATGAACGCTTGTTCAAAAATACTCCAGTGTTGATGTTTGATACAATATTTTAAGAGACCAGCAAAGTTCTCATTGTCCTGATTGTTTGGGTTAGATACACGAGCACAATATGCAATGTGTTGCTCAGCATCAGGAGTTACTGAGATTAGTTTCGCATGATTCATGTTTCTTTTGTAACTTTTGTTGTTTACGTTCCTTCTTTACCCTTTGTACATAAAGCCTCTCACCTTCTGTGAAAAGTTCTGGGTGTTTAAGGATGTACTTGATTGCTTTCTTTGTTTTCATGATTGAAGTATGCGTTGAAATATGCAACGATTCCATTACTTAACTTGTTCCCCTGAGAGATCCAAGTGTCAACACACTCATAGATATCTTTTGTTGAATATGATGTTTTGTCTATACGACCACTACCATATCTATTTAACAAAACTTTAAGACACTGTTCACGGAGTTTCATTCTCTCCTCCGTGTACCTCCAATCCTCATTCGTCATCTTCGAATACCTCATCGTAATCAGGGAGTGGAGGAAGTTTTTCCTCCGTCTTTACGTATGCACCAGGATCAGAATACACCTCCGATTCCAATGCGTCAAGTAGAAGTCTGAGGTTTCTGATGATTAATTTAAGATTGTCTTTTTCCATAAAAAAAGGGGACCTATGTCCCCAGTCTAACAGATTATTGAACAAGTGACAAGTCACTTGACGTAAGTGCGTCCACGGTAGCAAAATGTTCCGTGGGTTTCATTTTTCTCTTCACAGTGTACATCATACTCAACACCACGATATGCAGTGTGAGAAATCTGTGCGTCGTGAAGTGCAGATGCTTTGTTGATCTGCTTCTTGATCATGTTCAGTGTGTTCATGAGTTTACTCCTGAAATACTAGGGATTTTTTACCCCGTTCCTTCAGTCGTGTGCGTCCCTGATACACCTCATTCCATGACTACCGACAAGTTTTTTAAGAATTTGAGTCTTAGACTTATCAGAAAGATATGGATCTTCCATAACAACTTCTATAACTTCCTTTACCGACTCACAGGACATTGGATGTTCTGAAGCAGTTGCAGGAGTGAATAGAAGTAGAAGGAGTATGAAGTATTTCATGGGATGAACGATCCGTTCCGCGACTTACTTGCGTCCCACAGAGTGGGATGAACGACAGGTCTATTATAGACCACTGTAGTTATTTAGTCAAGGGGCCCGTACTCTTCGCCCTCTTTGATCAGTTGGGACACATAGTTTTCTGTCCCATCCATGGTCTTAACCTCGAAGATAGTAGACTTCTGATACTTCTTGATCTTTTTATATTTTTTGACGAGGGCTTGAACCTGATCTTGGTTCATGTCCAAACCTTCGAACTTAATATCAAATCCGTTACTCATTTTCTTTTCTTGTCGGACTTCTTATCACCACCCCAGAGTTTGGGATTGATTCGACCTTCAGTTTGTGTCATGTTCTTGAAATCACTACGGTAGTTATCCCAATAGTGATCAAAGATATCTACCTTCTTCTTTGAAGTTACAATGTCAAACTTTGTCATACCATCTTGAAGATACTCAACAAGATAGGCAGTATAAGGAAGACTCTTATCTTGTGCAAGTGATGGATCACAATCCTGATGGAGAATTCTTATACTATCACTCAAGATCGACCACCCCACTCAATGTCAGGATATGCTTTACGAACCACATCATCAGTGATCTTGTACTGAGCACCAAGACGTTTGTCTTTTACGAGACACAGAATAGATGCTTCCTCAGGATGAAGACCTTCAAGCATTTGAATAAACATGGACTCTCTACGTGTCTTAGAGAGACCATCATTACCACCTTTTACAAAGTGATACAGATTCCTACACTCCTTACGAAGTGAAGTGTGATCAGTACCAAGAGGTGCCTCATTCTTATTGAAAGGTACTTCACCCTCAGGAAGCATTGACAGAACACTGTCATCAAAGTTCCAAATCAGAATAGATGTGAGTGCATCACATCGATGTTCTTGTAAGACTTCAATCTTTTTTGCTTTCGTTCTTTGTTTAGATACCAACTCAAGAATCTCATGAACAAATGGGTTGGGAGGTAATTTAGTTTTCACAGTGAAAGATTTAGTTGCCATTGTATGTTCAATTTAGTTTAGAATATTTATTTGGTGGTGTCAATCTTCAGACTCAAAGTCCTCTAGGCTATTTTCAAACCTAACAGCTAAAACATCATCTGGAATAATTTGCCCATTTTCGTCAAACATCTCTGGATGTGTTGGAATAAATGTTGAATTCCTTTCGATTACATATTCCTTTAAAAGATATCCAATCACTCCTCCCACCAAAAGGAACATGATTGAAATGATTGTGGACAATGTAAGTGTGACTGCTAACATCTTAGCTCTCCTTTTTTCTTATGTCAAACTGAATGTCTAAGAAAAAATGGAACTCTCTTCGAAGGAAGGAGACCATCTTTCCAAACTTTACTTGAAAAGTTTTAGGTGGTTCCCTCCTCTTTTTATTTCTGAGTAGTAATTCAAATCCCCTATTCATCTTAGGAGATTCGTTGTCATTATTTAGAGACTCTTCGTTTTCTTCCAGGTCGTTTATCATTTTTATACCTCTCTGCGTCATGAAGAATATTGGCGAGATAATTCTTAATCTTTCTTGCCTCTGGTTTACCTAGGTGACCGTAACCCTCACGTAATTGTTTGTGAACCTCGTCACTACCGCCCTCCAGATACCCTTCAAGGTCCAATACAAGGTTCTTTACCTCAGTGGCAGTACAACTCATCAGGAACTCTTCTACGACAGTTCTAGAGACCTTACTGTCCTTCAGATATGCATACATGTCAAGCATATATCTACCTTCGAAGACGTAATCAATTGTCTTCTCTACTACTTCGTATAGTTCCTCTACCATTACACCAACTTATTCTCCTTCAAATATTTAACAGTTTCCATGCATCCACCAATAGTTTTACCATCAACTGATACCTGAGGGAAGGTAGAACCTTGTCCAAAGTCAGCATAAAATTGATTTTTGTCGAAGTCTCTATCAAGTTTGAGTTCAACATACTGAAGTTCAGCAAGTTGTAATGCAGAGACTACCTTGGTGCAATAAGGACAACCGTTCTTTGAGTAAACAGTGAAGACTTTCATAGTAAAATTAAAAAGGGGATTGAGATAGTTAGAATTGCTATTAGGAAACCCCCTGCCATATTTAACAGGGGGCGTGTACTGTGTTCAGTCATCTTTCTTCTTACGTTTACCCGTGATCTTATCGTAGTCATATTTCATAGCCATAACGAGCCATGATGATGACAACGAATCTGGACCATGGTCGAGAAGATATATCTGACGTTCAGATAACTTCTTCATCTTCTTGTACTCTTCTCGCCAAGTATTATCCATGTATATATCTAGACAAAAAAAGAGGGGTTGACCCCTCTATAGTATCACGTTGTCAAGTTCTTGTCAAAGAGCATTGCCACGTGGGAGTACTTCCTCAGGGAAAACAAAGTTTTCATGTGGCTGATCGACTCCTGCCATCCATGCTCGGATACCTTCATTCAAGAGGATGTTCTTGGTGTAGAACGTCTCGAACTCAGGATCCTCTGCCGCACGAATCTCCTGAGATACAAAGTCGTAAGCACGAAGATTAAGAGCGAGTCCAATAATACCGATAGAACTTGTCCAGAGACCCATGACGGGAACAAAGAGCATAAAGAAATGCAACCAACGCTTGTTACTAAAAGCAATACCGAAGATCTGTGACCAATAACGGTTCGCAGTA